GGTGCCAAGTCTTTTAAGCAATCAATAAAGGATGACCACTTCCTTTCTGGATACTTTGTTTGAATCCAAGTTTTCTCAGCCTGAGTTAGCCCCTTGAATATATCATAATCATATAGAGCTTTATTTCTACTGATCTTTTCTGCAAAGTCTCTAAAGAATCCTATTGAAGCTAAAGCCTTAAAAGATGTTGAGCTAATATTGGGGCTAAGATATAATAGTATCTCAAGCCAATTAAATTTCGTGATAACTTTGTTTAAATCTTTTTCAGCCTGCTTAATTGCTTCAATCACAACGTCGCCAGTTTTACCAGTTAGTGACTTTATATCTTTAACACCAAAGTATATCTTCCCCTTATTGATATTAAACTTTATTTCATAGTTAGATAATGACGGTGTTTTTACCTGTATATCAAATAGCTTTGCCTCAGAAATAAGTTCGTAAACTTCTTGGTGAGGATCTTGCTTTTCGTTTGCGTAGAATAGATAAGATAAAAAGAACTCTAGAGTGTGATGCGCTTTATAGTATGCACTCCAATATGAACACACGGCATAAGATATACTGTGAGATTTATTAAAGGCATATCTAGCAGACTTCTCAATCCATCCGAAAATCTGTTCTGCTTCTTCTTTCGTTACCATTCCAACGCGCTGTGATCCCTCAATGAATGATTTCTTAACTTCATTCATGAGATCAGCTTTTTTCTTTCCAATGGCTTTACGAAGAACGTCAGCTTCTTGTAGATTGAAGCCAGCGACCTTTTGAGCTATACGCATGGACTGTTCTTGATAAACTAGAACCCCATAGGTTGGCTTTAAGATTTCTTCTAGAGACTCATGCAAATATACAACTTCTTCTCTGCCGTGCTTTCTATCAACATAATGCTGGGTCATAGACTTTCCATCAACGAAAGCCTTTAATGTTCCCGGCCTAATAATAGCAATAAGAGCAGATAGTTCTTCAATATTTGTTGGAGCAACCTTTTTAGCCCAAGCTTTACCAAGATTACTTTCTAGCTGAAAGACACCCTTGGTCTTGCCTTCTGCAAATAATTGCCAAGTCTTCTTATCGTTATAATTAATCATTTATTCCCTCGACAACAAATAATTTAATGCGTTTGTTATACCTTCAATATTATCACCTAATTTTCCTATACCAGTATTACATTTGTCACAAAGCCAACCCCTAAAAGTATCGTTAGAATGATTATGGTCTAAAACCCATTTATCTGTTACTTTATGACAACATTCACAAACTTCTGGTTTGTCCGGTGCGATTTTTCTCAATTCATTTCTAATTTTTGTATGTTCTTTTATACATTCTTTACACCTAGAATCTAGGTTATCTTTATAATGTATGTGTTTAGGAAATTCATCAAAAGATTTAGGAATATTACAATATATACAAGTTTTTGTATTATCAGTTGTGTCTATATCTTTATCTTGAATAAATTCTAGATAGATTTGATTATTTGACATACAAATTTCCATTAGCAAACGCCTTATCAAAAGTAATGTTCTGATACACAGACCTGTGTGTTTTCATTAGCTTGATAAATATATTAGCCTCGTCCTTAACGTCTTGTAGAGCGTCGTGAGCCTTGTCCTTACTAAGACCCATTCTATCTCGTAGTGAATCCATGCTGATTGACTTTACAGATGGATCACTCTCTGTCCACACGAAAACATTATCCATAATGTCTATCTTATAAACCTTGCTGAACAGTTTCTGGTGTTCACGCTCTTTATCCCAAGGCCCATATTCCTTACACAGTCTATTAACAATGTGCATATCGAATCCAAGAATATTAAAACCTACTGGAATTGGAGCAAAGAATGGATCACCCTTCCAATTGTATTGATCAACAAACTTAACAAACTTTGACCAAACAGACTTAATAGATGGTGCTTCTGCTAAACCTTCTCTGGTTTTCTTAGTAATCTTTAATGCTTCGTCTTGGATCGGGTCCAAGCCAGCAGCCACGGCGGCAGCATCATCAAATATAGGCTTGATCTCGCTATTAAACTGACCCTTAACTGCTAGACTTCTACCGTCTAGTGCTAAAGCTGCAATTTGTGTTGGCTGAGTTTTGTGCGGGTTGCGTGAGCCTGTTTCAAAGTCGAATATAATATAGTCTCTATTAGCCATGATTTCCTCTTTTAGTTTTGCGATAGTTTTTGAATATACATAATCTTATCTAACACGTTGACACCTAGAACATCAAACTTAACGTGACCAAGGGCTTCTAGGTCTGCCATTTCTAATCCCGCTATTTTCTCAGACGATTCACGCTGCTTAACCATAGGACAGACAGTATTTAATTTCTTAGCTGAAATAACTACTCCCGCCGCATGTTTACCTTGCGTTTTAAATGTTCCCTCAATCTTAATGGCTTGATCAAAATACTCAGCGTATTCTCCATCAAGCTTTCCATCTTCATTAATATGACAGAAATCTCTCAATTCGTTAGCATTATTAATTAATGCCCAACGTATAATGGATCGATCTTCATCGTCCATATCTGCAAGTTGATCTGAAATTTCTGCTTCGTTGGGGATACTCTTTGTGATAGCATTCATCTCGCCAAAAGAACACGCTTCATTTATGCGTAAAACCTCTTTTATGGCACTTCTTCCCTGTAGTCTACCGAATGTAATCATTTGACTAACGTGATCGCTACCATACTTATTCTTAAGATAAGCAATAACTTCATCACGCTTCTTACCGGGAACGTCCATATCAATATCTGGCAATGAAATATGATCCTCGCTATTTCGCCCAGCATTATAAAATCTAGCGAATAGTAGATCAAATTCTATTGGATCAATCTTTGTAATTCCAATAAGGTATGAGATTAGGCACCCCGCCGCTGAACCTCTACCGGGACCACACAACCAACCCTGACTTTCACAATAGTGTATAATGTCTCTAACAATGAGGAAATAACCGAATAGATTCGCACCTTTAATAATATCAAACTCCTCCTTGAATCTTTCTAGGTACTTCTCTTTATCTTCTGGTTTAGAAACCTTATCACCATCTATTAATATGTTCTTCCAGCCAACGCGACATAGTTCCTTTAGATAATCTTCTTCTGATTGATTATTTGGGCAAGCGAACTTTGGTAGATTGGGCTTGCTTAGAATATTGTAGCTCTCGCATTGGTTTATAATACTAGAAATATTATCTAGATCCTTAGATGATGTTGAGCTAATTGCTTGGTGAGCTTCTTCTTTTGACCAGACATTCTTATCGTCGTGAGTGAATTGATATTCTATATCTTTAGATAGATCACCATTACGTATTTGTTTCTGAACCTTTGGAAGTGTAGTCTTTAGTTCGGAACATAATAGTACGCGATGTAGTACAGCATCTTCTTTCTTAACATAATAACTAATTGGGAATAGAGGGGTATCATTAGTGACTTTAATAACATCGCCCCTGCTTATAACACTAGACCAGATGGTGCTAGATATATTACCGTCATCATCTATAGAAGATACTAATTGAATAAGATCGTGCCAGCCAGCACTATTCTTTGCGAATAAGGAGCAGTCATCAAACGAACAACCAATTATAGGCTTAATGCCATTCTTTTGACAAGCTTGATAAAAGGATACTGCTCCAGATATTGTTTTATAATCTGCAATACCGCAAGCAGTATATCCTTCTTCTTTACATTTTGCTGCAAGTTCGTCTGGCTTTGAAAAACCCTTCAAGAGACTATAGTGCGTGTAATTCCTTAATGGGCACCAATTCAACATATATTTTCCTTGTCAATTTCAATGTGTATGCTACTGCTATCAAACTATTATACCGTTAAGCCGATAACTTTACTTCAACTACCAGCTTTTACAAGCCCAATATCGAGCTTTATATTTAGGACCAGGATTATCACATTGCATTCTAGCTCTAAAACTTTTTCGTCGTTCTGGAATATCTTTCTTTATTGTCATATTTGGATCACCAAATCGAACAATAACGACATTGCCACTTTCGTTCTTAACATATACTGCAAACTTTTTTGGACCATTTGATGTTCTAAAGGGCTTATTCAGTGTTACTTTACGTCCTTGATATTCTGACGCATCAGATTCTTCCTCATATTTACCCGGCTCATAATACTTAACAAAGTCGTATACATTTTGCACATAGATTTCAGCTTTGGAAATCATATCTTTCGTCCAATCTTGAAATTCTACTGGTATCTGCATAGTTTTCAATCTAGCAACTACTTCCATGATCTGGTCGTGTATTTTCATTATTTGTTCAATAGCCATTTCACTATCACCGGACTGAGCTTTTTTCCAAGATTCTGGATCTGGTCTATCTTTATCTCCTCTTTTGGCTGGCTTATATTTTTTGCCTAATCGATCTTTCTTCTTTCGTATATTGTCCCATAGTCCCGGCTTTGCTTCAGCAACATCCCATTCTTCTGTTTCTTCACCAAAATCTTCATATTCTGCTTGTGTGGGAACGTAAAAATTGTCATCATTAATATCTTCTTCATAGCCATACAATTCTAATTGCATTTTAAAATCAGAAGCTTCTACAAAGTTGCAGTCGGCAGTTGCTTGACTTAAACACATAGCCAATCTTTGCTGGCTGTCTGGATAGTCTTTTGCCATAGCTTCATCGCTCATGCACTTAGCCATGAATTTATTCTTATCTTCGTCTTTATTTTCATATGGGGTATTCATTTTAGTTCTCCAAAATTAAATGTTTAGCTTGATTTAAAATATTATCTATACTTCCCGGTGGAATTTTATCCTTGAAATGTTCATAAGCCGATGTAACCATTTCATGATTTGGATCTCTTTTAAGTTCCAACCATCCCACGAAATAATTCCATATTCTATCTTCTAATATTAATGGGTACTTAACGCCGTTGGGGCGATTAAATCTATGTAACCATTTTAATTGCGGTATACATATTGCCTTACCGCCATTCTGTCTAAATTTTTCATGGATATAGCCCTCTTCTGCACCAAAACCCTTAAAATGAGGATTAAATCCCGGCCAGTTTTTTGTTTCGCAGGAAAAGAATCCTAATCCCATCATGGGTATTTCAAAGGGAAGGCCAGATTCATATCCAGCGACGTTCGTGTGCCATGTTCCATACATATCTCCACGCCACTCTGGAGCAAATTCTGTTGAATAATTCTGAAGGTCATCATAAATTAGTGGGCCTTGAATAATATCTTTACAGTCTTCATGCTTGGAATAGTATTCTAATAATTTTTCTAAACCACCATTTTCTATAAAAACGTGACAATCCATAGAGATAGTATATCTTCCAGTAGCATTAGTAAATATTTCATTTCTTACAGCAGTACTGGTTCTATCCTTATAAGGTATATATTTACCTTTACCACTAGTCCAGCCCTGCACTAAATTCTTAACATCATTACCATGAGGACCATCTGGATTATTATCAATGACCAAAATTTCATAATCAATATTCTTCAATATTGGTTGATACATGCGCAATGCTTGAACGCTAAAATACACGCCGTCATAATCATCATACGTCGCCATACCAATTGTTAATAATTTTTCCATTATATTTCCTTTAACCGGGAGCGGAATAAAAGCCTATATCAAACCCATCCCTGCTACACTTCTTGACGGTATTTGCCATACCCTCTTTTTTGAGATGGTTCTCTATATACATACACATGTTTTGATCAGTATTTGGCCAGTTGTTTTTATAAAAGTGGCATAATTTAGTACATTTCCAACTATCTCTGTTCTGGGATAGTGGTTTTGGCGTATTATTTGCCTTAATATCCTCAAATTTATTCTTAAGCATTTTTAAGAATCTAGCATGATCTGCTTTGTCGAAACACATAGAAAATGGCCCACCATCTTTTACGAAGAAAATCGACATAATAGTGTGATCGTACTGAGGAAATAATTTAGAAATAGCATAGTTATACAATAATAGCTGTGGGTCTGAACATAGTTTTTCATATGTCTTTTCTTCGCCAGTAGCCCAATCTAAACGTCTACCGGTTTTCCAATCGACCACTTCTATAGTGTCTTTAGATATTTCTGTAACTAGGTCTATAGTACCCTTAATAGCTAATTGACCCTTAATCTTTCTACCGTCTGGAAATTCATATTCATAATGCGCCCAATCTTCATCAATGGGTATATCAAAGTGCGGTTCTGGGGCGACCACATTTCTTTGTCGAGGATCAAATTGACCATGATTATATCTTAGAGTATCCCATACTAATCCCATGCAAGTATCTTTATCACCCTTGGTAAAAGGGTGTACCGATCCAGATGTATAAAAGTCATAGCTTTTACCCAACAAATCCACAACCACTTCATCCTTTAATAGTTCTGATTTTTTAATTTCTACTTCGCCCAAAGCATCGTCTTTAATATACAAATTATGTTTACGGGGGTTGTCTTGATGATACTTTTTAAAACCAGCCAGCGTTTCCATTACTTTGTGAACAATTGTCCCAAGCTCTGCCTTTTTCCCACTAGTTGATTGATGCCCAAGAACGTAAGTAATAAAGTATTGCATTTGGCAATACGAATAGTTATTATAGCTTGATGATCGTATGTAGGTAATTAACATATTTAACTCCAGAGTGATTTCAGTGATGCTAATTCGCTACACAGCTTTTCAATAGTATAGTCCGTATTGTCTATAACGGCATCGAAATTACTCCAATCAAAATTATTTTTATCTAATACAGTTTCGCATTCTACGTCGCTATTGTGTAAATTTCTAGCTAATCTAATAACTATGCCACCACTAGCTTTAATTGCTTCTACTTCGTTTGGAAATCTTACGTCTGGAATAATCGCTAGCTTAGAATTCTCGTAATTGATTTTATTAATAGTTGCGACTACCCAAGCATCAGTTCTAATTTTACGAACAACTTTTGTACCAAATTGTTCAAGAAATTCGCGGTTTGTCATGTATCCACCCTTCTTAGTTATAAAGGGCATGTTTTCCCATTTAATATTTGTCGGTTCATTCTTTTGCTCGTCTGTGCCGTATACACCCTGAGCATTTAAACCAAATAGATTGATTGACAAGTCTTTTAGATAATCTGCGAAATGGTACACTTTAGCGTAGGGCCACAATTCTTTTTCTGCATATTCTACAAATGCGCTATCTTTCCTTGTTACATCAAAAATACCATAACCTTCTTCACCCGTAGAGTTTGTAGTCTTAATAGCTAGTTGTCCATCTTCATTAATAAAGAAATCCATAATCATATCTCTATCTTGAAGAATTGTTCCGTTAATAAAGTTAGCAACGGTGTTTTTACCGGACTGCTTTCTTCCAGATATGCCTACAATCTTAGCCATTAATATGTTCCTTTAACTTGTGGTAATATCTTACTTTTGATTTGTTCTATGCTCATCTCACCAATATCTTTAGTGGATATTTTTGGAAATGTTAGCTTAAATATTCTACCCAATTGTCTTTGTATTTGCATCTTTGATTCCCTACCAGCTTGGTCATTGTCTGTTAATATAACTAGATGGGTGACGGGCATCTTTAATAATTTGTCTTCTTGTTCTCTGGTTATTGTTTTACCGAAAATTCCCATAGCATTACTAACGCCAGATTCATATAATCTCCACACATCGCCTTGTCCCTCGACAAGAAACAAGCATCCAGTTTCTTTTGCTCTAGATATAGCTCTGTGATAATTATAGAAAAAATATCTCTTATCAAACCCTTTGGGGCTAAACAAGAACTTAGGAATCTTATATTCTTTAATAGATCTGCCTATTAATGCAACCAGTTTTTCTCCTGTATCGTCGTTAATAGGTATGATTGATCTATCATACAGCTTTGACTTAGAATTAACACAATCTCCAACCTCGAAATATTCCAGAGTTTCTGGTTTAAATCCTCTTGTTATAAAGTAAGGAGATGGAATTACTAGATTACACTCCGCGTCTATTTTGGCATGATCTTTTTTTTCTATAGACGAGTTTAATAACTCTACAAGTTGAATAAACTCATCTGGTTCTTCTATCTGTGCTTTAGGTTGACTGTATGAGCCACCAGAGCCTTGTTTTAAATTAAGGGTGTTGCATGACCACTTCAACGCTTCTTTAAACCCAACGTCTATACCGTCGTTGTGGGATAATGCCCCACGTATTAAACCAAAAATATCATTATTATATTGGTGTTGACAATCTCTAGTCCAGCACTTCCATATACCCCTATCGATAGAATAAGAGAACGCTCTTAGATTATCACTTCCCTCATGAATTGGACATTTTGAGTATATATTATCACCCAGAATCTCGTAGTTCATGCCAAGTTTTTTAAATACTGTCTCTGCTTTTTTATTCAGCAGAATCTTGAGCTTCTGTAAGTCCATCTGATATCTTAATCTTAATAAGTGATTCTTGTGAGGCTAAACCAGTGTCGCCCGTTGGTTGATTCTTAAACTCATTACGAGTCTTTAGTTCTTTCAATTTAGCGTGAGATCCATTCATAACCATATTAATGTAATCTCCATCGTCTAGCCCGCCACCATGTCTTGAAACAATTGGTACAAGTTTTCTATTGCCTGCATTTGGACCATCTTCTGCTAATTCTTCTGGTGACTTAATTTTAAATATAGAGAACGATGTGCATAGCCAGATCAATCTATCTGATCCAGAAACAGCGTCTGTGCTTTCTTTGGTTATACCATCCCTGTTCAATTGTACAAATGACAAACATGGAAAATCCATCTTAACACACAAATTATGAAGTGATGTGATTTGAAAACCTAATGCTTGGTATTCTTGAATATTATTAGTAATAGAGCTAGATGACATTAGCTTTAAATAATCATAGATAACTAAGCAATCATTAGTCTTGCCGTACTTGTCCATCTTTACTTCTTGAATAATCCATCTCTTAATAAGATTTAGGATTTGCTCAAATGGTTTTCCAGCGACACTAACATAGCAATATGGAATAGATTCTATATGGTTAACAGCGTCTTGAACCTTTGCTCTTTTTTCATCATCATCTACGAATTTGCCAGTAGCAATCTCATTGATAGGAACACCACTTATATTAGCAAGCAATCTATTTAAATGATCTTCTTTGCTCATTTCAGTGTCTAGCATAAGAACAGGAACATTGCTTGAAGAAACATTTAAAGCCACGTTATCAGCAAATACTGATTTACCAACTTTGGGTCGAGCAGAAACGAGGTCAACGCATTTTCGTCTAAGACCACCGCCAATGGCCTCGTCGTATCTACTGAATCCCGTAGGAATACCAATGATATCACACTTGTTCTCCTCTAAGAATGTAATATAATCTTGTATATTTTCGCCAATCTTCTTGGGCGTATCACCACCATCATCTTCTCTTAAAAAATCTGTGACGGGGTTTTCTAGAATTTGAATAATATCATTGATGGATTCAGCACCAGTAACATCATCAACGTCTTTATGTATTTTTGCTGTTAGGGCTTTGATCTTTCTGGCGAATTCAAACTTCTTAATTTGTATAGCAAAACTAAGGATATTATCCTTATTTACTGGAAAGTCAAACAAAGACTTAATGTATTTAAGCTCTTGGTTTGTGTTTATTGTATCAGAAAGATTAAGCTGAGACGCGGCAGATAGTATAGATGGAATATCTACCTTTTGATCATTTTGTATAATCTTTTCCAAGCACTTGTATAATACTTCATTATTGGTATGACCAAAAGTTTCATGACTAATAAGATGGGATATTGATACATATCCATCTATCCCGTATTGTAGTAGCCCTGCTAGTACGGCTCGTTCAGCACCTATGTCTGTTAGCTTAATATCCATATTTATTTTCCAACGCATCTATTACAGCGATGATATTCTCCAAAGACAAATCTTTGATCGGCCTTAAACGATCTGCCACAAACATGACAGTCTACATCTATTTTTTTGGGTGCTTCGCGTTTTCTTGGGCTAGGCGTTAGGTCATAGTCTGGGGAATTAACATCCCTAAACTCGCCTGTGTCTTGCCACTCATTCTTTCTAGCTCTCACGGGTTCTTTTCTCCTATTTTGAGAATCTATTGATTCTACTTTGGTTACTGTGAAATTATCATCAACCAATATTTGAGATGACTTTTTGGGTTCTACTGACTTTTTCGCTTTTGGTTCTGCTTTTTTGGGTTTTGCTTTTGGCTTATCTTTATCGCTTGTTGAATCAACAGAACTTAGTAAAGCATTAGCCAGTTGTGTTTTCTGATCGTCTGTTAGTGAGTTAAAGAAATTATTTAGGTCCATTATAGCCTCTTAGCCTTTTCTAGTAGTATATCTGCCTTACGTTTTAGTTCATATACTTTTCCATCTAAAGCTTGCAATCTTGCTTCTGCAACTTCACGCATTTTATCTACTGATGCTGCATAGTTATTATCTTTAATTATGATCTGCCGTTTTACTTCATGCTTAGTATATTGACCGAATTCATCGTTATGTGCCACGACCAATTTCTCTAGCTGATCGTTACACCAAGTAAATGCTATCTTGTTTTTATTAATTTCATCTTGGATATACGTAGCGTAAGCATATAAGGTATATGCGGCATCAAAAGTCTCTTGCTGTGTTAATCTCTTTAAATCTTCTGATGATAAATTCGCGGTTAGTAGGTATTCTTCTCTGAACGAAGAAAACTTGGTGTTACTAAGATCAATATACGCTGTGATTAAATTAATATGTTCTGACAACTTTTCAGATGCCTTTAATACGTTCTCGCCACTCATGGTCACTTTCTGAAAATTTTAAGGTTACAATTTGTATTTCGTTGAGTTCGCACCACTCTATTTTATCTTCATCGCGGGCTTTTGCTTTGAGAAAATCAGCCTTACTTTTATGAAAGAATGGGCAGTATTCGTAATGCTGCTCTCCATGAACCTCAACTGCTAGCTTGGTTGATGGGATGTAGAAGTCAAGATAGAGAACAGATTTTCTGTTTAGGGCAGTGCTTCCCGGTAGTTTAACTTCCTCAAGAATTCTATAGCTATGAAATATTTCTCTTAGCAAATTTCTTGCACGAATATGGTATTTTGATCGCTTGCGAGTGTCGTCATAAAATATATCGTACTTGATTAGATTCCAAACATATTCTTTGCCATTAATTCCTTTAACTTTCAATGTAGCTCCTTGATCTTTTCATAGATGAAAGATGCTATCTTTGGATTATTGTTTAAAAAGTCAGCAACCGCATTAACACCTTGGAATTTAAAAAATCTTTCGATATCTTCTGGGGTCTTTGATACCTTGTTTTCTTCTAATATTTCATTCACGATTGGATTACTAAGATCATCAACCGCACACTGAACGGTATACCACGCTCCAGCCGCTTTGATAAGTCTAAATTCACAAGCAATATGGATGATTTCTTGAACTTCATCAATACCAACACCATACTTAATCCAGCTTTCTGCTGTGCTATTGGGCCTTCCACCAGCACAAGAAGTTTTAATATTCCAATTAGCAATCTGACCAACGTGCGGACCAGTATCTTTAGGAACTTGCCACTTGCCCCTATGAGTAATAACCATATTTGTTCCAGCTTGATATTGTAACATATTACCACAGTCTGCCATCTTTTGTGGGGCGTATGGAGAGCCGCCAGTGTTCGCAATATTGTGTGTAATACAAACTAAGATCGTCTTATTCTTCATGAGAGTGCCGCTGATTCTCTTGAAAAACATGGAGAGTAGTCGCGGTAGAGCATTTCTAACACCAGTTCTAACCTCTCCCTCAAGTTCAACTGCTGGAACCATATTAGATAGTGAGTCTGCTATGATTAGACAACCGGGATCATTATTGATATAGCTCTCAGTAATATTTAGAAAGTCTTCTGCCGATAACACCCTTTCATCTGTTGATTCAATAATTAGAATATTATCAGAGTTCAGACCCTTAATACCGATGAAGTTTTGCTTAGATAATCTACCCTCTGTATTAACATAGATTACTCTTTTATTCTTCTGCTGGCATTTAGCTGCAAAGTGTAGCGCAGTTGTGGTCTTTCCACTCTTGGGATCGCCCGTCATAACAACTACAGAACCTTCACGTAAACCGCCACCTAAAGCAATGTCTAATGCTGGCGATACGCCAATAACGTTAAGATTATTGATATTCTCTAAGACTTCTGTTCCACTTCTAACAACGTCACCATACTTGCTAATAATGTTATTACTAACTTCGTCTGTTGTAAATTTGCTTGCCTTCTTAACTTTACTCATAGATTCCTCAATTGACTAATGGTTGGTTTCTTTCCAGTATTATAGCTTTGACTAGCCCTAGTTTCAAGCTTCTTTTCTTCAACTTCCTGCTCTAGATTGACAGTTGGTTTATTTTTTTGCTCATCTAATAATTGTTGATGTTTAGCAATTACTTTTTCTGCTTCTGGATTTACTTTGTATCCTCGCCCGTTTTGGATTCCTAACACAAGTAATCTATCAAAATCTTTAGATTTAATTGCTGACAGTATAGCTTCCTCGCTATATTTCTTTTTCAATTGTACCGTGGCACCAAGTTGTTTTTTCCACAACCAGTGTAGGGGATCACCCTTGGTCCAAAATTTATAAGAGGGTTTGCCATTGTTGAGCTTTTCAGCCCTTCTCAATACTATATATTCAGCAACATATGCCTCAAATGTACAATGCTCACCAGTATGAATGTGCTTATACTTATGAGTTTCTGACCATTCTTTTTGATATGATTGGGTAAATAATTCTGGTTTATTTTGTTTCTTTGTCATATAGAATCAAAGCTTCAAGAAAGCAACTTTCAATAGGGTCTTCGTCTGAGATATCCGCAACAAGTTCTGGTGTAACCCACATCGTCTTTTTGACCGTGGACCCATAAACTTTTCCAATTGTTATAGCCTGTTTGCTATTCTCTCCCATCCTGCCAATTAGAGATCGAACTAAGTATACACCTTCTGCATCACCCATGTCAACCTCAACAAAGTGTGAGCGATACTGCAATCCAAGTTTTTGTACTTTAAGATGTTTCTGATCACACAAAGTTTTTAATTCTAACCATTTTTCATGATTAGGCAAATAGTATTCTATATTATTTGATAGGGTGGCTCTTATCCAAATATTGTATTTATCTTTATGATACTCTGCAAGCCAGCCATCATGGGATATTATAAAGTTATTCATCTTATCACTTTGGTTTCGAGGGCATTTTTTAAATATCTAATACGTTCTTCTCTAGGAAAAACTCCACATGGATGATAAACTAAGTCGCCGCTATGCCAATTGCTTCCCGGTGGACCCCAAGTTGCTGAACCGGCTGGCAAATTCCATTCTAAAGAATTAAATGATCTAACAGGGGCTATTGTTAGCATATCTCCCAAAGAGTCAGCTTTATTTGCTAACCAAGTTTGCCATTGTGTTGGTAATTTTTCCCACTGATGTTTTGTTACACTTATTAATTGTAGTAGAGTTTTAGTCTTGAGAGTGTTTTTCATTATTATCGACCCACAATTAATTCTATTCCAATCAACTATTTTTTCTTCACACACCGTAATGTTTTCACCAAGACATTCTAATGTATGAAAAGGAATCTTCATGTTTGTAATTATAGTATCGGCATCAAGACACCAGATAATATCATACTCATTAAATAGATAGGTTATGGCATGGGTACGATTTACACAGTCCTCATATTTTTGATTATCAATTATTAGAGAGTAATTATGCTTTAAACAATACTCTAACTTATTAGGCATTGTTAAATTAGCTATTTCTGCAATATTAGCAGAAACGCTTGCAAACATAGCAATTTTAGTCATATATTTTTTATTTTAGTAACACAAGGCATTGTTTTTGCTGGTAGCGATGGTTTCTTTCTCTTGGCATCAATCATTGAAGAAGCATTTTCGGTCATTATAGTCGTACCGCTCTGTCTAGCAAACTGGTCGCTTATTGCTGTGACTTCTTTTTTCTTAGAAGCTTTAGCTATATAACTTTCTACTGACGATTGAGGTCTATTTAAATCCGTGGAGATACTTTCTACACTTGTACCAATCTTAACTTGAGCATCAACGTAAAAAGTTTCAACTTTACTTAGTGGTCCTTTTTTATTAGCCATTGATAAAACTCCTTTGAGCCTTGGTCATATATAATTGATTCTTAGTTTTTAAATACGTAGTATAATTTTCAAAAGTATCTTTTGATACAGTTTTAAGCTCTGTTCTTAAATAAGTTTCCCTATGAGAGTATGGTCCGTTTGGATCATACGGAACATTATTATGAGTTCTTACAAAATATTTAGTTTGACGAGTGCTACCAAGATCGATAATTAAAGACTTTGCAAAAGCTTTCTTTTCATCATCAGTGTCTTTACCAGTTCTATCTACCATAGATGATTCTGATGGTTTTACAAAATCTTCTTTTTTAAATTGTTCAACAAACTTCATTTTTTCCCTTCCATAATATATTTCTTTTTCTGAGCAGCAGTCATCTTATTGATTTCTTTACCGCTGGCTGGCGTTTCAGAACCGAAGGAAGAAAAGTAAGGAGTTTCCTTCTCACTCTTCTCCTTCGCTTCTGTTTCAATTTCCGACCTTTTGTAATGGCCCATCTTGGACCAATTTCTATCGCCTAGCTGTCCTAGCGTTTTAACGTCTTTTACAAAAGTCCCTATCCCACCATATATTACCCGCTGTAGACCATCTTTTCCACAGCTTGGACAAGTAATTAGAGCATCGTCTTTGATGGATTGTTGAACATCGCGTAGTTCGTGTCCACATTCCTCGCAAGAATAATCGTACAACATATGTTTTCCTTATGATTCTAAAGCCATTAAGACCCTTCCTATTATACCATTTCTCTGGATATCTTGATAATCTAAAGTGCAAATTCCTATACCTTGCAATCCAGCAAGTTTTTCTATACAGTAATATAATCCACTGTCTCTATATAGGTCTGTCTGTTTAGTATCACCATTTATAATTACTTTTGAATTATCGCCCATTCTTGTAATAAACATCTTGATTTGGTCAAGAGTACAATTCTGAGCTTCGTCAAGAATCATATAAGCATTATGAAAGGTTGCCCCTCTCATTGTTTCTAATGGTTCAAAACGAATTCTTCTAGTATTATAATATAATCCAAATTTATCTCTTCCTAGAAAATACTTGAGATTTTCTTCCATTGGGGCCAGATAAGGTTTGATTTTATCATTTAATTCTCCCGGTAATGATCCAATGTCTTTACCAGTACATACTAAAGGTCTAGTAACAATAATAGAATCTATCTTATCTTTCTGAATGTGATCAGATGCAATACCGGCAGCTATAAAAGATTTGCCAGTACCAGACGGTCCAGTGCAGAACGTAACATCATTTTCTATGATAGATCTGATGTAATCTTTTTGATTCTCCGTTTTGGCGACAAGAACATTGGTTTGAGAAGTTTTTTGCTTCTTACGATTTTCTTTGTTGGAATTCTTCGATTTGTCGAATTTATTATTTGCCGCTGCTGCCAAAGCCGTTATCTCCCCGTTGCGAGGAACCTAGCTGTTCTTGATTGATCATCATGATGCGTGGAACCTCTTGGAATATAATCTGCGCGACTCTATCCCCACAATTTATTGATACATTTTCATCTGACGTATTGTATAAACAAACCATGATTTCTCCTCTATAGCCAGAGTCTACAACTCCAGCTAGTACGTCAATTCCCTTTTTAACGGATAATCCAGAACGTGGCCAAATTAATCCAGCCATATGTTCTGGCATTTCTAGTGCTATCCCCGTCTTGACAGTTTTTCGTTGTTTAGATGGAATGATTGTATCTATAGTTGAGTATAAATCCCAACCAGCATCATTAGCGTTAGCTCTTGTTGGCATTTTGGCATTATTTTCAAGTAGCTTAACACTTATTATCATAGATTGTATCCTCCTAAATCAATATCTTCAAGATCATTCTTACTTGCACCAATTTTATATGAAGTTATTTCATGTTCTTGTGGTGCAACTTGTACAGCTTCACTATTCATCCAAGGATCAGTCCACCCAGAAATTGGATTTTTACAACCCTTATCGTATGGTAGACCTATATTTTTTCTTCTAGTCATGCAAAGCCAATCTACATATTGGGCCATAACTCTTTCGTTAAGCCCGATAATAGATCCGTCTTTGAAGAGATATTCTGACCAAGCTTTTTCTTCTAGCGCAGCCGACTCAAACATCTTAATAGCATCTTCTTGACATTCTTCTGCTATTTTAGTAAAGCCCTCTTCTGGTACTGTGTGTAAAATCTTAAGAATTTCTTGGGTATTATATAGATGCAAAGCTTCATCTCTTTTAATGAGCTTGATTATATCAGCATTTCCAATCATTTTCTTGTTCTCTGCAAAAGCAAAAGCACAGATAAATGAAACATAAAAACGCACAGCTTCAAGTATATTTACACTAACTAGCGTTAAGTATATTTGTTTCTTAATGTCTTTTGTCGTTCCAGACTTTTTTAATTCTCTGAGCGCATTGTATTCCTTGATAGCGACGTTTGCCCGCTTAAGAATTTCCTTGTCTGTTAAGCAGCTATCTAAAATGTCACTTGGGTTGCTATACACATTTTTAATAATATAGGTATAGCTATAGCTGTGGATTTGTTCAAAAAATTGCCACACATTCATACATGCTTCTAATTCTGGATTAGAAACATATTCTAGTAACGTGGGGACACCGCGACAGATAACGCTATCCATCATGGTTTGATATTTCAAATTAGACGTAAAGATAAAACGCTCATTCTCTGACATTATATCGTCATTCTTGAAATCATTTCTATCTTTTTTTAGTTCAATTTCTTCTGGCCTCCAAAAGAATTCCATTTGCTTCTTAAAGAGATCAAAAAATACTGGATATTTAAATTTATCATATCTTTGTAGAGATAGATCTTCGCCTAGAAATAAGGGCTGTGAAAGATAATCAACGTTATTCTTATTTAATATTGTATTCATTTTATTCCCCTGTTTATTTTTATATTGAGCAAGATCCAGATTCGCAATCTGAGGATTTTTCTGTTTTACCATCACCGTCTGGGGTGTTACAATAATAAAAGTTCTTTACACCATATTTATACCCATAAATTTGGTCTTTGATCAAAACACTCAAAGGTATATTGCCTTCTGGAAAGTGGGCATAATTGTAGTATAAATTTACACTGATACTCATATCTACGAATTTCTGTAAAATTGCACAGATATTAAGTATAGCTTTGTTGTCTTCCATTTCCCAAGCTAGTGTATAGTAGTTTTTACGTGACGCATAGTTTGGCACCAATTGCTTTAAAACACCATTCTTAGCCTTCTTGTAAGAAAGTAGGCTTCTGACAGGTTCAATTCCATTTGTGCTGTTCTGGATGACGCTAGAGGACTCACAGGGCATAATAGCCGTAAGGGTGGAGTGTCTTAGCCCGTACTGTTTAATTCTGGCCCTAAGACCTTCCCAATCCATATTGTACTCTGGCTTAACCAGTTCGTCAACTGTCTTTTTGTACCAATCTAGTGGTAGCAGCCCTCTTGAATATTTAGTTTCATTAAACTTACTACAAGGCCCAAGC